TTTACGATGGACGACAATACTTTGCTTGTCAGGTCATGGACAATTCATTTGAGGTGGAAAAGAAACGCAACAAGAACCTATTTAAAAAGACGGTTACAATTAAGTTAGCCAACCAAGACAAGGTAAACATATGAACGTAAGAATACAACTTGAGACGGGCTACCTAGACGTTAAGGAGGGGACTGCCTTCCCTTTAAATTTTGGTGTGGCAGATATTCGTGACGTGAGCAAAAAGTCGGGTGCGTTTAGTAAGACGATCACGTTAACGGGTACGGACAACAACCACAACTTACTCAACCATTACTACGACGTAAACATTCAAGCAGGGACATTCAACATAAACAAACTTACTAGGTGTTCGATTATTCAAAACGGACTTCCCGTACTTGAGTCGGGCTACCTTCAACTGATATCAATCAACAAGTCTCAGGTCACAGCTGACTACGAGAACGAGGTCGAATACGAAGTATTGATTAAAGACGAGTCAAGCGACTTTTTCACCAAGTTAGGGAATAACGAACTTACTAACCTTGACTTTAGCGACCTTAATCACGAGTACCGGGCAGAGAATGTAATTGCCTCTTACGCACACACTCAAGCGGACGGGTACAAATACCTACTACCCTTTAAGGATTCTAATAACTACCTATTGCAGGATATGAAACCTGCCATCTACGCAAAGACTTACTTCGACCGTATCTTCAGCAACGCAGGATTTTCGTATACATGGGACACGTTGAGCGCAGCACACTTCGACAAACTAATAATACCTTTCAACGGGGAAGGTTCGCTAATTGACTACAACGACTTTTTAGTTGACGCTACAAATGCAGCAACGCTTACCAATCCTCACGCTTCATTTTGGCAACCACTTACGGGGTGGACTGAGGTAACGGATGCGTTAGGTATCTTCGACCCAAGTTTAGGCGAATACGATGTGCCATTAAACTTACAGGGTGCGGAAAACATTAACTTTCAATTCACTGTCAACGTAGATATTAATTTAGTTAACTCAACGGGCAACGATGCGTATTTAGTAGACACGGCAACAAGTTTCGTGACCGAGGCTTTTTCTTATCGACCTTTATTTCACCTAGAAAAAAACGGAATATCTTACTCAAGTTCTTCGCCAACTGGACCAAACGCTTTTCAGTTTGAAGGTGACACATTACCCGTTGGAACGACAAGCATTGGCACGGTTCAATATACCTATGAAATGTTAGGTGGTGGTTTAATTGCTACGGACTTAATTACAATTTTTGCAGGTGCTTATGTTATTCCTACGAGTAACGCTTTACTTTGGATGGATGCAGCCGTAGGTGGTTCACCCGTTTCAATTGACGTTGAAATGGACTACACTTCTATTGAGGTTCGCATTCTTCCTTCGTCAAACATACTAGGGTATGGTGCGCTCATTGACATGAATAACGCAGTACCTAATAAGGTGAAACAAGCCGACTTCATTAAGTCAATTTTCACGATGTACAACCTTTACACCGAGCAAGACAACGAAGTACCAAACAACTTGGTGTTAATGCACCGAGACGACTACTACGACGCAGGAACGGAAATTGATTGGACGTACAAACTAGCAAAGGACAAAGACCAAGCGTTACAATTCCTTCCCGAGCTGAGTGCAAAGAAATTAATACTCACTTACAAAAACGACAGCGACGACCCGAACAAAATCTACTTCGAAGCCACGAAAGAGATCTACGGACAACTTGAGTTTATCTTTGACAACGAGTATGTAAAAGGAATAGACACGAAAGAAATAACCTTTAGCCCGACACCAATTGGACAAAGCACGTTTAACGCTTACTTACCTTTATTGTCAGGTGCGCCAAAAGTAAACATAAGAATACTACAAGACGGAGGGGAGGGAGTTTGTGACGCTTACAATTTATACAATTATGGTACTACGGGCGAGACCAACGTAACGACTTACCCAATTTTCCACCATTGGGATGACCCGACAAACCCGACCTTCGATATTTTATTCGCACAGCCCGACTACATGTTTTATGAAGGTTACAGCATAACGAATAACAACCTTTACAACCTTTACTGGAGACGTACAGTAAACCAAATAAACGTAGGTAAAATGTTGACGGCTTACTTTAATCTACGGGAAGATGATATACAAGGGCTCAAACTAAACTCAAAAATACGAATAGATAATAGTTGGTGGACGATCAACAAAGTAATTGACTACGACTGTAATGCTCAAAACCTTACGAAGGTCGAGTTAATGAGTGCGGACACTGAAATAGATTTAGCCCCATTTAAAAAAGGTAACGTCACCCCGACAACCGTAGGAGACCTTGCGAGTCACACGGGAAGCATACACTTCGGTAATAGTTTTGTGGGGAACGTAGTACCCGGTACGTCAGTCAGTGCTATCTACGGACAAGGTAACGTAATACAACCGGGTGTTAATGGTATCATTGTAGGTAACAATAAGATGCTCGACCAAACGGGAATAGTGACCGAGCGGATAGCTGCGGACGTGGCAAATATCCGATCATTAAACTTGTCGGGTGCTGCTGTATTTAATTTGCTCAACATTGACGCAGACTATTACATAACTACGGACGACTATTGTTTAGTTGCTACACCACCCGCAGCTATTACTGTCTACTTACCTTTGACTTCGGTAATAGGTCAAGTGTTGGTAATTAAGTCAACGGACTACAATACATTCCTAAATACAAACGGCTCAACTATTGACGGCTCGGCTTCGACTATTACTATTGCACCTAACGGAGTGCGCACTTTGATATGTGGCGCAGCAAGTAAGTGGTATTTGATTTAACCAAAACACGAACACATTACTTATTGAATTATGCAAGGCTCATTTAAAATAAAATATCCTACACGTTTTAAGCTACAAAAGGCTATTCAACAAACCATTACTCAAATTGGGTTTAATGAGTCTGGGGAAGGTACGGGAACGATGCACGACTCAATCCGTATATCAGCTGCAACGGGAGACCTTAATAAACTTTACGTTACAATCAACGCTATCTTTTACTATATGTTTATGGACAAAGGCGCACACCTTACAAACGGTGGTATTATTCGTCCGCAATTCATAACACAAAAAGCACTTGATAGCCCACTAGGTCAACAATTTATTTCGGATGCAATAGGCGAGTACTTGGTATGGATGCAGGCTAACTATCCTATATTGGATGTGGCTACTATTAACGTCACACCTGACAATGTCAAGTTAGAAATTACATACAATCTATTTGGTGCTGATGGCGGTAAGTGGAACGGAGAATTTGACTATGCTAGTAATTGGCATAATTTCTAGTCCTTATTTAGTTGCAACTCTTCGACCATTGACAACATGTTAAATACGAAGATTAAATTAAGGTCAGTGACTGCGTCTATTTTCGTGAGGTCTTGGTTTGCTAAGTCGTAAAGTAGTTTTTCCCAACTCCATTTACTAAACACCTTTTCTTCGGCTTCGGCTTTAAGGTCGTCTTCGTCTAGTTCGGTTTCCTCTTCCTCAATGATCGGGTTAAATAAATTCTCGTAGCGTTTCTTAAAGTCGTTAGAATAGTCGATGTAATTTTTGACTGCGCCATAAACCTCGTTTATACTTACTTCGTGAAATAATAATTTGCGGCTCATTATACTATACGAATAGGGCTCAAATACTACGTTACCCCACTCGTCCGTCTTCCAACGTTTGTATAATATACTAAGCAAAATGTCGAAATTTTGTACAAATTGCATAGCATAATGTTCTAGGTCGATGAACTCCCCTAACGTAAGCCTATCCAACGGGTTTAACTTTAACCCCTTCACCAGTTCTTTTGGTTTATTGGATGGCTCACGCTCAATGAAACTAACCTTTCGTGCAAGGTCAATTAGTTCTTCGGGGTCGAGGTCTTCCAACTCTTCGGGGTCCGTATCGGAAAGTATGCTAAGCGCCTCAATAGTTTGCAGGAACACGGAGTTATGGTATTCTTCGTCAATGGTGTTTAGTTCCAACCATTGGTTAACCGTTACTTCGTTCCAATTTCTAGGTAAATTCACCTTTATTCTGTTACTTCTTCGTTAACTTCTTCGAGTTTCTTTTCCGAAATAGCGGCTATCTTTTGCAGAATTTCCATAATGTATGGGAAGGCTACTTCTGCGTTTTGTTTCTTCATTAAAGCCACCTTCACTTTCAGGTGAGCAGGTGCGTAGTGTTCGGTTCTCGTTAGATCAGTTCGTTTAAAAAGTATGGCTAACGTCTGAGCGCAGAAATTGTCGTCTTGTCCTCGGTAGATTTTCTCAATTAGCCCCAAGTCTTTTACTCCGATGGTCTCGTTTGCTTGGTATGTATATTTGTCAATGACTAACTCGGTCACCTTTTCACCTTGCGGAATTTCGGACTTGTTAAATTCTTTGATATAGTTGGTAAACTCGTCGAGTTCCATTTTGTCAAACGCTTTGTCAGGCACACCCAAGTAGATAAACTTTTCAATCCACTTTTCAATGGTATCGAGTTCTTGGTTGTTCTCAATTTTGTTGAGTTCGTCAAACTGTTGGACGGTTAACTCGTTTAGGTGGTTGGGTATTTCGACCCCGAACATTTGTATCATTGCTTAGATTTTAATCAAAGGTAAGTAAATAATGTTTAAAAATAAACCAAAACATTTTAAGTGTACTTATTAAGTCAATGGAAGGACTACCGACTTACAAAATTACCATAGACGAAGCATACAACGACGGAGAACAACCGTTAGGAGTTGATGCAATAGCGTTCACGGCTAACCCCGCCGTATTGGTTAAGGGCGTTGCGTTCAAGTCACAAGCAAAGAGCCATTTCGCAGACGAGAAAAAGTATAGAATTACTGCACCCGCCATGATTCCAATGGACATTTACCGAAATGATACGGAGATGGGCGAGTACTACGTTCAATTTTCAGAACTTGAGATTGATACAATCTTCAAAGAGTTCATGTTGAATTTAAACAACCAAAACTTGTTTAACCTCGAACACGAAGGAGACAAATTAGTCCCTGCCTACATTCTCGAAGCGTGGCTTGTAGACAATCCCGAAGCGGACAAGGCAATGAGCACCTTCGGAATTTCAGTGCCTAAAGGTACGTTAATGATGACCGCACAAATAACGGACACCGACTATTATAACAAGTTAGTCGAAGCGGGTCAAGTAGGTTTTTCTATTGAGGGCTTTCTAGGTCTTAAACTAAGTAATCAAAAACAAACATATATGTTACCAGACGGAGAACACACACTCGAAGACGGAACGGTTATCGTCGTAAAAGACGGAGTAGTCGTTGAAGTTAGAGAACCACAGGTAGCAATGGAAGTCGAAGCATCGAAAGAGGTAGAGATGGCAGCACCAACCGAAGCACCCGTAGAAGCACCTGAAGAGGAGCCAAGCGTAGAGGTAGAAGTTGAAGCGGCTATTGATCCTGCGGCAGATGCGGAAGCTATCCTTGCAATTGTTAACCCTGTTTTAGAGCAGCGAGTTAGCGAAATTTTGCAAGTCATTGCAGACCTCAAAAACGAATTGACTCAAACGGAGGAAGCTGCCCCCGTTGAGGAAGTACAAATGTCAGCAGCACAAAAATTTAATAACGTAGTTAACTTCTTAAAAAAATAAAGATGGCTAAGAAATACAAATTTGACTTGACAGTTGACGCTAGTGCGTTACTACAAGCAAACCCAAGTGAGTATTATTCTATCCTTTACGGAATGGAAAATGCGGTTACGAACTACCGAGTTCTTCCGGGTATTAAAAACAAAACTAAAATTGCAACCGTAGTTTTTGATTCAGTTCTTGCTGAGTCAGGTTGTGACTTCAACGCTCAAGACGCTACGGTTTCTGCAGTAGAAATTGACGTATGCGCTTTGACTTCTCAAGCGTCTGTTTGTCAGTTCGATTTGGAGCAGTCTTGGTTGGCTTTGGAAATGGCTAAAGGTTCAAACTCTGATTTCAGCGTTGCATCTTTTATGAATTTCTTTTGGTCACAAATGGCGAAAAAAGGACACGAAGAACTTGCACAATTGATGTGGAAAGGTGACACTGGAAGTGGTACTCCTGCGTTGGCTTTGTGTGACGGTTGGTTGTTGCGTTTGTGTACAGCTAACGACTTCATTACTCCTGCTGGAACTTACGCTGCTATCACTTCATCTAACGTACTTGCGAAAATGGGCGCAACGTTGACTGCTGCAACTGCTGAAATGTTGGTTAACCCTACACAAATGCAGTTTAAGGTTTCTCCTGACGTTGCTGCTGCTTACCGTATTGCGACTGCTTCTTACAACACAACTTCAAACGTAACCACTGCTTTGTCTTTGACTTACCTTGATATTGCAATCGTTGTTGAGTACGGTCTTCCTGCATCTACAATCATCTTGTCTGACTATTCAAACTTCATCTACGCTTTAGATGCTGAAGGTGACCAAGACAACCTACAAATCGTTGACTTCAGCAAGACTACACTTGACCGTCGTATCGGCGCACGTGCTGACTTCAAAGCAGGTTTCTATGTAGTGAATACACCGCAAGTTGTTTGGTACGGAGGGGCGCAATACTGCTAAATTATAACGGGGGTTTAATAGCCCCCTTTTTATAAACCTTTTAAACTAAAAATATGGCTTGTACAACACTCGAGTCCATCCTTAAAGGGTGTGATTCAAATATCGGAGGGATAACTTCGATTTTAATTAACGACCAAGACAATGTAGTAGGTCCAATCGTTGAAGCTGCTTACGTTATTACTGACTTCGGTACTTTAGCAGACCCATTCGTTGCGTTTGAGTTCAGACGTAACACAGGAATGTACACGGAAGAAGCGGCTATTGACTTGGTAAATGGTTCGTCTTTTTACACGCAAACTGTTACTTTGATGTTTCACCGACGTGAAGCTGCGAAATCTAAGGCAATCAAAATCTTGGGTGAAGGTCAAAGAGACCTTGCACTTGTAGTTGGTGACGCTAACGGGAAGTATTGGTATTTTCCAAAGGCTCAACTTACAGCGGTTGCTGAAGGTTCTGGAACTGCTAAAGCGGACGGGTCAAAGTATTCAATTACGTTTGTTGCTGAAAACGAAAACCTTGCTTACGAGGTAGACGCTGCAATTATTCCTGACATTATCTAATAAGATAAACACGAATTGGAAGGGGGTTTTAATTAGCCCCCTTTTTTATTTAACCAACTTTTTCAATTTGTACTTATTAAGGTAGTATGATATACCTCGAACAAAACGAAAACAATACAATAGCCTTAACGCTAACGGAAAGTGCTACGATCACTGCGCCGACATGGTTGTTTAAATTCGTGTGGGAAATGGACGAGACACTAGCACCCGTTTATTGGGTAGGTGTGGACTATTCTCAATATGTAAACCGTTACAATCTTTTCTTTTTGGAGGAAGGAGTAGACGTTTCTTTAAGAATAGGTCAATACCGCTACGAGATTTACGAAAGTCCTGACCCGATAATTGTCGACCCAAACACGAACGCTGACGGACTGACGTTAGTTGAGGAAGGGCGTATGGTTGTCGAGGGTATATCAAATTCAATTTATGACTAATGGGTTTATTTGGAAAGTTTAAAAAAGACGAAAGTGTAAGCGTGGTGGACACGGGTTACCAAAGTTTTAGTACGCCATTTTTGCGTGTGCCTGAAGGGAATTTGTCGTTGCCTCATGTTGATGTACGTTACACTGTGCAAGGCTATGTTCGTTTCGGACATGATAACCTTTATCCGCAGTACATGAACCAAATGTACTATATGAGTCCGTTACACGGATCTATTGTAGACTTCAAGACCAACGCAACTATTGGAGGGGGGTACACTTTTGACGAGTCGAAGTTAACCGACATGGAAAAAGTTGTCCTTTATGCCTTTGGAAAAAAGATAGGTTTCAAAGACACGCTAAAGACGATTACAAAAGACGTTATTCTTCACGGACGTTGCTACTTTTTAATTGAGTTGAAAGGTGGGAAGACGCATAACGTGAAACGAGTAGCCCCCGAAAAGGTAAGAATAAACCAAACTAAAACTTTGTACGCTGTAAATGAAGATTGGCAGTTTCAAATGCAAATTAGAACCTTTGAACCATACCACCCAGAGTGCAAAGACGGAACGTACCTATACGCATACGAACAAAAGTCAGTCGGACAAGACTATTATCCTTTACCGCAGTACACCAGTGCGTTAAACTTTGCCTTTTTGTCGGGTGAACTTAGCTACTTGCAGAAATCGAACATACAAAATTCAATCTTTCCGTCGTTTGCAATGATGTTTCCTAAGAAGCCTCAAGGACCTGAAGAGATGCAGTTGATCAAAGACACGGTTAACAAGCTAAAAGGTGCGGAGAACGCAGGAAAAGCGGTTGCCTTCTTTGCTAATAATAAGGAAAGTTTGCCTGATTTAGTAAACGTACCTACAAACTCAAACGATGAGTTATTTAAAGGAGTTAGTGAATTGAACACCGAGCAAATTTGTTTTGCGCACACTATTGACCCTATACTTTTAGGGGTTCGTACTTCGGGCGCACTTGGTAGCGGTTCGGACATTAAACAAGCGTACGTTATCTTCGAGAAAAACACGATTATTCCTTTACGTGAAACCATTACGGATGTGATTAACGGACTTTTACGGGCGGTTGGGATAAACGCACACGTTGAAATCACTAACTACCAAATCGTAAACGAAACAATAACAACAGTAGACGATAAAGGTAGCGAAGTAACCAACGCACTCAACGCAATGAGTCCACTCGTAGCCACAAAAGTACTTGAGTCAATGACCATAAACGAAATTCGAGCAATGGCAGCACTTGCACCCGTACCTGACGGGGATGTAGTTAAGTCACAAATCGGATTAATACCACCAACAGCATGATTTATTTCGTAACCGAGAACTTTCTAAAAGTAAACACACCTATCACTCGTAACGTAGATGTTACGGACGTGTTTCCATACGTTAAGCCTGCGTCCGATATGCGCTTACAAGCTATCCTAGGCAGTTATTTCTACAACTATTTACTGACTCAATACAACGCTGAAGTTTTAACACCTGACGAAGTTACGCTAGTGGAGAAAATTCAGTTTGTGGTAGCGTGGAGAGCAGCTGAACAAGCCGCCTTCGGACTGACTTACCAACTTAAAAACAAAGGTATTCAGCAACAAAATGGAGACTATTCAAGTTCAGTGAGTCAAAGTGAAACGGCTTTCGTTATGGATCATTACGGACAAATGGCTGCTTTCTACGAGAAAAGATTGATTAACTATTTGCTAGAATACAAAGCACTTTACCCTCAATTCACGAGCGACCTCAATAGAGACTCGGACATTAAACCCGTAGGTGGTTGCGGCAATAGAGGTGACTACGACAACACGATGATGGTTATATAATGGCTGATCAGGAAATAAATATAAAACTCAACGGGATTGCACAAATCCGTTCGGAGTTAAAAGCCTTAAAGGGGGAACTTGCCAACGCAACCGACCCAAAACAAATGGCTGAACTCGGTGAAAAGGCGGGTGCATTAAGTGACCAACTAAAAGACGCAAACGAACAAGCTGCGGTCTTTGCTTCGGGTTCACGCTTTGAAAAGACGAGTAACGCTTTTGGGTTAATGTCTTCGCAGTTAATGTCAATGGACTTTGAAGGTGCTGCAACGTCCGCAAAATTATTTTCGAGTAACCTTGGGAAAATTGACGGAAAAACTATCTCGTCAGGGCTTAAAAGTGTTACCTCAATGGTTGGAACTTTGGGAGGTGCATTTATTAAGTTAGGAATAACAATTTTAGCAAATCCCATTTTTATGTTAATTGCTATTGTCGTTGGTATTGTTGTTGCCCTTGCAATGTTCGGGAAAAAACTTGGTTTTGTTAAAGCAATAATGGCAGGGCTTACCGCTGTGTTTGATGCTATTATTGCGGGGTTAAAGGCGTTAAGTGATTGGTTAGGTTTTACCTCCTTTGCAGCAGAAGACAGCGCAAAGCGACAAGTTGCAGCCATGGAAAAAGTGGATAGCGCACGAGAAAAAAACCTCAATGCTTATATACGTGACACTGATACGAAAATTAAACTCATGCAAATTGAGGGAAAAGACACGTATAAAGTAGAACAACAAAAACGAGAACAAATAATTGAAACCTCAAAACAGCGTTATCATGCTGCAATTAGGCAGATAGAAATGATGTACAAAACGGGTGAAGCTGATACCGAAGAAATTAGGAAAATACGGGAAAAAGCTAAAGCACTACGTGAGACTATTGACCAAACTTCCTCAGATGCTAAAATAGCACGGGCACAACAAAAAGCAGACAAGAAAAAAGCAGGGGAAGAAGACGATAAAGCCGATGCAGACCAAGCAAAAACTCAAGCGGACAATGCGAAGAAATGGAAGCTCGATAGATTAGCAGCGGAACGTCAAATCGAAGATTTAAGATTGTCTTTAATTGTAAATGACCAAGAACGTGAAATAGCTATTAACTTGGAAAAATATGACCGCCTTCGTGCTGACTTATTAACAAATGATAAATTAACAAGAAACGAACGGGTAGCACTTAAAGCACTATACGACCAAGAAGAGTTAAAAACACAAGAAGCAATCAATAAAAAATTTGTTGATGCCGAAGCCAAAAAGCAGGAAGAAATTAACGCAAAAAGAATTTCGAGTGAAGACGCTTTATTTGCCATGCGTCAAGCCTTAACAAGCAGTCAAAAAGAAATAGAAATTGCACAAGCGGTTAAAGATGCGGAAGATAAATTTGCTATTGAAGGAATAACGGCAGCGGATGAGTTGTTAATTGCCGAAGAGCAAAAGAAAAAAATTGCTGAAATAAATAAAAAATATACGGATGCAGAAGTAGCCGCAACACTGGCAGCGGAAAAAGAAAAAGCAGACGCAAAAATAAAATTAGAACAAGACGTAAGAGGGACAATAAATAATTTAACGGAAACCGCCTTTGCTTTGTCCAATAGATTTGGTAAACAAGACGAAGCAAGTAGAGAAAAACGAGCAAAGCGTCAGTTTCAAATAGCAAAAACAATGCAGTTGTCAATGGCTATTATGGACGGAATTAAAGCGGCTCAAGCGTCACTTGCTGTCTCACCTTTGACGGTTGGAGGTTTTCCAAACCCCGGTGCAATTGCTGCCTTAGCATTTACTATTAGTACGTCATTGGCAAACGTTGCAAAAATTGCATCAACTCAATACGGCTCAAAGAGTGCTGGAGGTGCTGCGGGTGGTACGCCTCCTGCGGGAGGTGGTGATGCAACTGCTGGAGGTAGTACGCCATCGTTCTCACTATTCGGACAAGGTAACAACCAAAATACTACGGGATCAGCTAAAGACGTAGAAAACAAATCGAACCAACTCACGGTTAAAGCTATTGTAGTCGAAAGTGACGTTACAAGCACCCAAAACAAGGTTAAGAAAATGCAAGAAAACGCTACACTATGACAAGCTACATAACACTACTTAGTAAGATAGAGCAGTTTTGTAACGCTCACTTGCAAATCAAAAAGTACGGGGGTGAATTTCGGGAGCAGATGCCGAACTTTAGCACTAAGGACGAAAAGTACCCTATTGTTTTTGTTGAACCCGTTAGCGACTTGGAAGACCTAAACACGAACCAATTTTCTATTAACGTTTATTGCGTTGACATTATACAAAAAGACCGAGCAAACCTAAACACTATTGTAAGCGACTGCCAACTTATTCTTAAGGATATGTACGTCTATTACATTAACGACATGGACGCACAGCTTGACGTGGTAGGTACTTCGACAATGACACCCGTAAATAACTTTGACAGCGACTACGTGGCGGGTTGGCAGATGAGCATAACGTTTGAGGTCTCAACTTATGGTGCGTGTGAAATACCAATGAACCCAATAACACCCGTTGAGGTAATATGTGAACCGGGTACCGTTGAAAACTCGGACGGAAGTTATACCGAAACCGTTCCAAGTGGTGGTTTACTTATATTACCAGACACAACTTATAACGTCTATTTAAACGAGGTTCTTGTAGCCACGGAAACGGCAGTCACTTTAGGAAATTTTGATATAAACATAGTATGGCAGTAAATATAAACATACCTTCGGAAATTACGCAGACGATCACTGATGGAGTTACGACAACAGCACCCTCAGAAAATGCGGTATTTGACGCTTTGGCTTTAAAGGCTAATAGCGCAGACCTTGCACTCGTGGCAATATCTGGAGATTACAATGACCTTAGTCATTTGCCCGTTATTCCTGATGTGAGCGGACTTGTTCCCTACACGGGTGCAATGGGTGACGTTGACTTAGGGTTAAATTCTTTAAGTACGGAAAAGGTTTATTTGTACGATGGATCTAACGACAACTTTGGGAGCGTTCACTTTACTGACGGAAATTTTCACATTGAGGACGCAGACGGACACCCTTTAATTGTGGTGGAAGATGGCTTCGTACAAATACACAAGTCAGCAACTATACAAAGTAACCTATACACAAGTGGTTTAACGGCAATTCGTGACCATTACCTCCCAGATGCAAGTGGCACAATTGCACTCACTTCTGACATTCCAAACATTCAATTTGACATTACCTCACCAACTGGTGGCGCAGGATTGGAATACAACGCTTCTACGGGTAAATGGATAGATGTAACAATACAATACACCATAGAGTTAATTGATGCACTTACGGTGAACTTTTACGCACCTTATCAAATGGTAATTACGTCAGTTAGTAACGTATTAAATGCGCCAACTATTACACTTCAAGACGACAATGTAGCCTATACGCTTGGAAATACAATAGCAATAGGAAGTAAAATAACCGTAACGGCTTCGGTTGCATCGGTAGTCAATCTAAACATCACGAAATAATGGATAACAGATATATAAAAGCAAGAGCAGCTGCAACTCCTGCGGCTGTTGGTGCTACCTTACAAAAGACGGGTCAAACAACAAGTTATGCAACTGGTGACGATGGCGCAACGCAACGTGGAAGGCTTACAAACTTTACAACTTTACCTTCAAATAATCCTTTCGGAACTACAAATAGATTTACGAATAAAACGGGAGGGCAAACCTATACAAACTCGGTAGCCTACGATTGGAGTACTTACAACGGCTCAACTGTTTTAGCTTATTATTTTGGGGACGCAAACACGAGACCTTGGGCAACGCAGTTAACGCAATACACGGGGTCAACTATTGACGGCTTAACGGGTTGGAACTTGTTTAACATTTACGAAGCCATGAACATAATGAACTTTAACTTTCCGGGTGGGTATTTATACAACTATGCACCTTTTAATCTTACTCGTAGATACATGTTTGTTTCAACAAATCAAACGGGAACAAACGCAATAAGCACCGAGACGGCAGGACCTAACCCATTTACAGCCGTTCAAAAAGTATCTTCACTTTGGGGAATTTGGGTGCGAGTGTGTACTGTAACTGGAACCGCAATATCTTAAACTATGACTTATCAATTTCCCTTCTTTGAAAATACCATAACGGATCCTACTATCGAGGTAGTTTATATTACGGACGACCTACGCAACAAAGCGTGTCGAGTGGATGTACTTTTAACAACTGACACCCAAGATTACGGAGTGAATTTAGACGGGTTTAAGTACACTTCGACTTGGTCAACTGAGGAAGTCATGGCTTGGGCTTTTGTCGAACTTACGAAATACGAGTTATGAAGTATTTAATCACGGCACTTGTAGCTGTATATTCGTTTTTCGCACCTATACAAGTTATTCTTTTAGTCATTGGTCTTGCTATTTTTGTAGATACGGTTGTAGCTATTCGGCTCACGACTGAAAAGTTTAGCAGTAGGAGACTACGAAAGGGGATAGTAGGTAAAATGATCACGTACCAAAGTGCGGTAATTCTTTTCTTCCTCATTGATTACGCAATGGTCAACGAAATGGTTAAGACCGTGTTCTCGGTGGACTACACGTTAACTAAATTGGTCGGGTTGTTTCTTGCATCTATTGAAGTGGTCAGCATTGACGAAAAGATAAGAGTAAAATACGGAGACGATAAAGGTTTCATTGCCCGTTTCAAGAGGTTTATTTCCAACGCAAAGAAGATAAAGGATAGTTTCTGATGCTTTAATCCGACTTTTAATATGTTTGCACGTATAATTTACACACTTAAATACTATTTGTATGCTTTTACGTATAATGTTTGTCCTATGTTTAACGTCTTGTTCAGTTAATTACCACCTTAACAAAGCAATTAAAAAAGGTTATCGGTGCGACACGGTTAGTGACACTATCCGAGTGAATAAGTTAGATAGTTTCCTCGTTTGGAAACACGACACCACTTATTGGGTGAAGGTAGTAACGTCAAAAGACACTATTATCCACTACAAGACTTCGTACTATCCAAAAACACGCTTTGAAACAAGGTTTGAATACAAACGTTTTAACGACTCTTTGCGTACAATTCGATTAATGTATAAGGACTCGCTACAAAGTGCTCTTAAATCGGCTAAAAACGACCTTAAACGTGAACGAGTAGTGCAACGTAAGTCACCACTAAATCAAATTAAGAACTATTTACTCATTTCACTATTTATTCTACTCATAATTTTAATGTTTATTTTGTTAAGAAAAGTTATACTTTAGCAAAAAAAACCTTATGAACTTAGAAACTTACGTAAAATTTATTAAGAAGTGGGAAGGCGGCTTAAGCGGTGACCCTTCGGACTCTTGCTCTGCTATGTATTGCCCAGTACTCAAAGACGGACGCAAATACCACACCAACATGGGCATTTGTTACTCGTCGTGGGTAGGTGAGTTCGGACACTCAAACAATGTTCGATTCTTAAACATGAGTAGTGAGGATTGGTTTAAGATTTTCCGAAAGGGCTATTGGGACAAGTGTCGAGCTGACGAGTTTAAATGTTTTTCCATTGGTGTAATTGTCACGGGCATGGCTTGGGGTTCGGGTCAACACCGAGCAATTATAACCCTTCAACAAGCGGTTAATAACTTAGGCAAACACGTAGTAGTTGACGGAGATATCGGACTTAAAACTTTGGCGGCCGCAAATGAGTTAGACGATCAAATTTTATTCGATGAACTTATCCGACTTCGTGAGGCTTTTTTCATTGCAATAAGTAAGCCCGGTAGCAAAAACGCTAAATTTCGCAAGGGTTGGTTGAATAGATTGGAAGATTACACTAAAACTTTTAGACCTTGACACGCAAAAGATTATTTTTCGACATTGAGACTTCACCAAACATAGTCACCAGTTGGAGAATTGGCTACAACCTAAACATAAGCCCCGACAATATAATTCATGAACGAGCAATTATCTGCGTGTGTTGGAAGTGGGAGGGTGAGGACGAAGTACACTCGTTGACTTGGGATAAACACCAAAACGACAAGACCTTGCTCAAGAAGTTTATTAAGGTATTAAATTCAGCTGACGAAATAATAGGACACAACGGAGATCGGTTCGACATTAAATGGCTACGCACACGCTGCGTTTATCACGATATTGATATGTTTCCAACGTACCGCACCATTGACACGCTTAAATTTGCTAAAAGTGGGTTCTATTTTAATTCTAATAAGTTAGATTATATTAGTAAGTTTCTCGGGGTGGGTGCAAAGTCGGACACTGGAGGTTTCCAAACGTGGAAAGATATACTATTTGATAAAAGCCAAACGGCACTTGATCACATGGTCGAATACTGCAAAAACGATGTCGTTATATTAGAAAAAGTTTACGACAAGTTACGACCGTACTCAAAGCACAAAGTCAACTACGCTACATTAAGAGGTGGTGACAGGTGGAACTGTCCTAATTGCGGAACGGAAGACGTGAAGCTTCGCAAGACCTATACGACTGCGGCAGGAACGATCATGCACTCGTTAGGTTGCAAGGCGGGATGTCGTTCGGCTTACTCGGTAAACAATAAAGTTTACATGGATTGGCTCAAGTTTAAAATGATAAACAATATTTAGTATCTTCGTACCACTTCTTTTTCATGTTAGGTTTAGACGGGGTAATCTTAAGGGGTTACCCTGTTTTTTTTGCCAAATTTTAAGGCTATACCCTGTTTTTTTTGCTAAATTTTAAGGCTATACCCCCCAAGTTTCCCCCCAAGTCACCCCCCAAGTTGTCACATATTTAGGTTTATTTTGTGACAAATGTCACGTTTTTTAAGCAATAAACTTGACAAAATACAAATTCCGCAAAGTTTTTTTTCGTGCTGAAACCATTACTACCATTGACTTTTAAAATAAACTTTACTTTATTTTGTTAAAAAAGTGTGTAAAAGTTTGTGTAGTAATTTTAAAGCACTACATTTGTAAGGTCAATAAGGCACAACATTAAAACTTTTAACATGAAAACAGTAACCGAAATCAGAATGTCAGCAATTAGAGTAATTAACAACATTGTTACTTTAAAAACAAATCTAAAAAATGGCTGCCCAACAGCACAAGAACAATTAGAAGTAGAAATAAAAAGACTTCCACAAATCAAACAATGGGCAATAGAAAACGACCAATTGCAAGAAATTCGCAGTTATTTTGACCACAAAACTTGGGGAATGACTAACCAATTTTCAGCAAGAGAAGTAGCTGATTATTTTTACGAAGCATAAAATGAAAAACTTAATTAACTATTTCACACCACGCAACGCAGACGAGCGTAACGCTTTAGGCGGTCTTTTCGTCGGCATCTTAATCATTTTATTAATCATCATCTTAATCCCTTAAACCATGACAGCATACGAATACAAACAGCAAGTAATTATCGAACAGAAAAACGATAAAATTGAAGCACTTATTGAGGGCTACAAAGAAATAATGCGCCAACTAAACCACAACCAAAAGTTCGCAAAGACGGACGCAGAAAGTATGGCTTACTACACGGCTCGTAATATAGTCGAAGAGACAATGATCGAAATAACTGACATTAACGTAACCGATATATAATATGTACGAAGAAGTAATAACACGCTGTGAATACTGCCGAGGAACGGGAGTTGGAGAATACGTTAGTGAGTACGGACCATTTGGCTTTGACGTTTTAGAAACCTGCCACGAGTGCGAAGGTGACGGAATGATAACTAAACTTATCGACTATGAAGAAGAACAATATTAAGTGCAACCTAACGCACTTTCAAGAGCAGTTAAAACGACAGTTGGCCATCACCCACGGAGACCGTAAGAACTGGTGGACAAACTACAACGCAGACTTAGTAAATAGAATCAGTGAAATTAAAAAAGCAACGACATGAGAAGATTTAAAGTAATTTACAAAGGCTACGCACACAAAACATGGATAGAAATGTTTAAGATAGTGACCGCAGTAAGCCGTGAAGACGCACGAATTAAAGCGGATTTATGGGAGGGAGTAATAATTGATATTTACGAGATATGACACCAGTAGAAAAAGCAAACGAGTTAGTTAACAAGATGTTTAACTGCGACAAATTTACAGACGACACAGCAATGGCTATGCTTTACACACACGCTAAACAATGCGCTTTAATTGCAGTAGATGAGATAATAAATTCAAACCCACACAGTAATCCATTAAATTCACATTTGTATTCAACTATGAATTACTGGAACTATGTAAAAGACGAAATAGAAAAACTATGACCAACGACCTTAAACTAATAGCCTCGACCGCCATCCTCCCGGTACTTGCCGACTTCCTCGAAGACCTAAACGAAGACAAAGCGTTTAAAACCGACATGAAGATGGCTACACTAAACCTCATCGGACAAATACGAAAACTCGATGAGCGGATAATGAAACACGCATCAAACGAAACAACCGAACAACAAGTAAACATACAAATAGCATTTAGACAATGGTTAAAGTCAGCGCAATCTACGGAAGAAAATTAAAGTACATAAAGTCCTACCTTCCAAAACGAAATTTTTATACAATGCATGAATTTTTCTTAGTTTGTCCATGTTCGCATGAGTCATTAAAGGAAGCAAACCGCCTTCGTCAGCTCATGCAATGGCGTCAGGTTGGTATGGTTTGGGCTACGCTCTCAGGCTTTTCACTCACGGAAGCAGGGAAGTTATTTAATAAGAACCATGCAACGGTAATTCACTCGCAAGAAATGGTTAAGTTAGCACTGGAAGGCTACCACCCCGAACTATTAGACAAGCTAAACGAGGTTTTGGAGTGCATCGAAATCACGAATGCTCACGCTAACGACTACAATACCGCTTTGATCATTTCGGCACGACGAATTGAGAACTTGTTGAAAACTCGTTACAAAAGATTAAACCAAATTTAGAATATAGTACTTAAATTAGTAGACAAGTTCGCTTCCACATTATAGAACTTTAAGGTGTTATTTAGCCCTATTAATCAGTAGCGACGTGGAAGCCGTGAAAGTTAATGGGGCTTTTTTATTTATTTAAAACTTGCATTATGGCAGTTAGAAAAATTTTTACGGGTAGTGACGATAGTACTACTGGAGATTATGAGTTGTGTGTTTATGAAGCGGAAGGAAGTATTTTAATTGAAATAGATTCTAAGGATTCGCCACCGGCATACATTAATTTGGATTTAGATACTTTGGAAGAATTGATATTGGAGTTAAATAAAATTAGGCTTTTAATTTCTAGACAATGAACGGCTACGATTTAAGCAGAAATTTCTGCAACTGGGCGTTTGAGAACCCCGACAAAGTAAAACCTATTCACTACGCAATTTTTTATTTTGCTATTGAACACTGCAACCGCTTAGGATGGAAGGATAAATTTGGTCTTCCTTCACAAATGGTTATGGAGGCAATTGGTGTTAAAAATTGGAGAACTTATGCAGCAGGGTTACACGAACTTGTTGAATTTGGATTTATTGAAATGGTGGAAATTAGCAAAAATCAATACTCTTCCAATATAATTGCTATTGTAAAAAATACCAAAGCACCTACCAAAGCACTAGACAAAGCACTGCAAAAGCACAGTACAAAGCACAGTCAAAGCACTGTTAGTATAGTTAAACAAGAAACAATAAACAATAAACCAACTCTTGACGAGTTTGTGGCTTATGGTATTCAACAACTGCCTGACGTAAACACCGAAGCGTTACGACTTAAATACTCGTCGTGGGTAGAAAGTAATTGGATAGTAACAGTTGGAGGTAAAACACGACCAATAAAAAACTGGAAGAGTACACTAAACAACACTTTACCATACTTACCAAAAATGATTAAACAACCAATTGATCCGTTAGTAGTAGAAATGAAACGACAAAGACAAATGTATGGTCTTGAGTAAAGGAAGC